GAAGCGGAAGAAGCGGAAGAAGCAGAAGAGGAGTTTGACATTGAGGTTGTCGATGACACTCCTGTAGCAGACCGTAATCGTAAGCCTTCTGAGCCACCTAGTGACGTTACTGAAGAAGAATTAGAAAATTATTCTAAGAAGGTTCAGAACCGCCTCAAGCACTTTAGCAAAAGCTACCATGATGAGCGGCGAGCTAAAGAAGCAGCCGAGCGTGAGCGACAAGAGTTAGAGCGGTTGGCTCAAAAACTTGTTGACGAGAACAAAGAGCTAAAAGGCAATGTGGCTAAAAACCAAGAAGCGTTGCTAGAGCAAGCAAAGAAAAACGCTAGCTCTGAAGTGGAGTCTGCAAAACAGGCGTATAAGGTTGCTTACGAAGAAGGTGACGCCAATGCAGTTGTTGAGGCACAAGAAAGCCTAACTTCTGCTAAGTTAAAGTCAGAACGCCTAAATAACTTCAGGGTGCCTGCTTTACAGGAGGAAGAAACTCCTGTACAAGACATTGAATTAACTGACACCCAAGAGGTCTACCGAGACACTAGAGCCGAAGAGTGGAGAGCAAATAACTCTTGGTTTGATACTGACCCCGAAATGCAAAGTTTTGCTCTGGGCGTGCATCAAAAGCTAGTGAATGATGGGGTAGACCCCCGAAGTAACGAATACTACGAGCGTATTGATGCTCGTATGCGACAAGTGTTCCCTGACCAATTTGAGGAGGAAGTTCCCAAGCAAACAGTGAAGCGAAGTTCAAATGTGGTGGCACCCGCTACGCGGAGCACCAAACCTAAGAAGGTTACATTAACGCCAACACAAGTAGCTTTATCCAAACGTCTTGGTATAACTCCCCAAGAATACGCCAAACAGATGGCTGCATTAGAAAGAGGAAACGACTAATGGCTGAGAATAGAATCAAGAGAGACAACGATACCCGCGAAACTAAGGCTCGCAAGAGACATTGGGTAAAACCAGATGTCTTACCTACTGTTGATGTAGGAGATGGCTACGTTCCACGTTGGGTTCGTATTTCTACTCTTGGAGTAACAGACGCCACCAATGTTTCCTCCAAATTACGTGAAGGTTGGGAGCCTGTGAAGGCCGAAGATCACCCAGAGATATTGTCTGACAGAAGCGAAAGGTTTGAAAGCAATATAACTCAGGGTGGACTACTGCTTTGTAAGGCTCCAAGAGAGATGGTTGAAGAACGTAATGAGCATTACGAACACCAGACCAGATCACAGATGCATTCTGTAGACAACAACCTCATGCGCGAAAACGATCCTCGTATGCCTTTATTCAACGAGCGCACCACAAAAGTTACCAACTTTGGTAAAGGTAATTAAATTTTTTGTTAAGAGGTTAACATCATGGCTTATCCAACAGTCGATGCCCCTTATGGGCTAAAGCCGGTAAAGCTGCTTAGTGGTGTTCCATACGTAGGTACTACTCGTCAATACAGTATAGCTAGTGGCTATGCTACGAGTATCTTCTACGGGGATGCTGTACAGCTCGTTACCGGAGGCACCGTTGAGCGTGATACGTTCGATGCTGCCATGACTCCAATCGGAGTTTTCATGGGTGTAACTTACACCGATCCTAGTACGGAACAGTTGACTTTCAAGCAATACTATCCAGCTAGCACCGTTGCTTCAGATATTAAAGCATACGTGTGTGACGCTACTGACGTATTGTTCAAAGTTGCTGTTGTATCGTCTGGCACCACCATTGGTGATTTAGCTATCACTGATATTGGCGCTAACGTAGCTGGAGTAAACAACACCGGAAGCACCGTAACAGGTAATTCTGCAAGTGCTATCTCAGATACGTCTGCTACCACTAATACACTTCCTTTCCGCATTGTAGCCTTGGTTGAAGAGACCAAGAACTCTTCTGGCGGATTTACTGAAGCGTATGTTAAGTGGAATGCAGGACATGCGTTCAACAACCTCACTGGCATTTAAGGAGTAAGGTAAAATGGCAATTTCTCGCGCCCAGCTACTGAAAGAACTCCTGCCCGGACTAAACGCATTGTTTGGTATGGAGTACGCAAAATATGGTGAAGAGCACTCGGAGATTTTTGAATCAGAAACCTCTGACCGTTCTTTTGAAGAAGAAACCAAGCTGTCAGGCTTCTCCGCTGCACCCGTTAAAGACGAAGGTGCTGCGATTGAGTATGACAACGCACAAGAAGCATTCACTGCTCGTTATACGCACGAGACCGTGGCTATGGGCTTTTCGATCACTGAGGAAGCAATTGAAGATAATCTCTACGATTCGCTCTCTGCACGTTATACGAAAGCTCTAGCACGCGCTATGGCGTACACCAAGCAAGTGAAAGCGGCTGCTATCCTTAACAACGCATTTGCTGCGGGCACCACTTATGGTGATGGACAGACTCTATGTTCAACCGCACACCCGCTTGTTTCTGGTGGCACCAACTCAAACCGTCCAACTACCGCTGCTGATCTTAACGAGACTTCATTAGAAGCCGCCGTTATTCAGATTGCAGGTTGGACTGATGAGCGCGGCCTCTTGATTGCGGCACGTCCTACTAAGCTGATTATTCCGCCGAACCTACAGTTCGTAGCAACTCGTTTGCTTGAGACTGAAGGTCGCGTTGGAACGGCTGACAACGATTTGAACGCACTGCGTAATAACGGCTCTATTCCGGGCGGTTATGCGATCAATCATTATCTGACTGATACTGATGCGTTCTTCTTGATGACTGACGTACCGAATGGCTTGAAGCACTTTGTTCGTGCTCCGATGGCTACATCTATGGATGCAGACTTCGACACTGGCAACTCGCGCTATAAAGCCCGCGAGCGTTACTCTTTCGGCGTATCTGACCCACTTGGGGTTTTCGGATCACCCGGAGCGTAATACGCTACACAAAGAAGGGGGCACATGTTGCCCCTTTTCTTTTTCTACTGTATAAAACAACTATCCCTGACAGGTGCATCCCGCATCTGACACTAGCCACGACAGGAGATCCATATGGCTAATACTACGTTCAACGGCCCCGTTCGTTCAGAGAACGGCTTTCAAATGGTTTCTAAAAATGCCACCACTGGCACTATCACCGTAACTAGCGGCGATAAGATGTCTGTAGAGGCTGTAGGCAGCGCAGGTATTGAAGGCACTGCTGCTGTATATGTTACTCAGGTGAATCGCTTGAAGAGCGACGTAACCACCAACGTCAATATCGTTAAAACTACGATTATGATTGACCTTACTGGCCTAAAAGATGGCGGTACGGCTGGTGATATTATCGGTAAGGATGGCTCTGGTGTTGCATACATCGGGCAGGTCACAACTGCTAACCAAGGCGTTGTTTTTGGTGTAACCATGACTTGTGTTGAAACACCCGCTGGCGGTAGCACAGACATTGATCTGTACTCAGCAACTGAAGGCACTGGCGTGAACGATACTGCAATCGGTGACTTGACTGAAACTCAGATCATCAATGCTGGTGCAGCTTCTGCTGGCACTATGGTTGCTGGTGGCGATATTGCTGCTGACCAATACCTGTATCTAGTTAGCCAAGGCACTGGCGATGCAGCCTACACTGCCGGACGTTTTCTTATTGAAATCACAGGCTATGACATAGCGTCTTAGTAGGAGTCTGACATGGCTGATGCAGTAGCTTCCCAAACAATAGTTGATGGGCCGTCCCATGTAGCTATTAAATTTACAAACATCTCTGATGGCACTGGTGAGTCTGCCGTGACTAAAGTGGATGTTAGTGCGCTAGAAGCAGATTCACGCACTGGGTTGTCTTGCACTGACGTTAACATAGAGCGTGTATGGTGGCAGTGCATTGGCATGAAGGTGCGTATCTTGTTCGACGCAGACACAGATGTCATGGCGATAGAACTAGGTGAGAACCAAAGTGGTAACCACGACTATTCTATATTTGGTGGTTTGGTAAACAATGCAGGCACCGGCAAAACGGGAGATGTGAAGTTCACTACCGTTGGAGCCAGCAGTGGAGATACCTACACCGTCATTCTGTACATGCGTAAGAAGTTTGGATAATACCCTTGCGTAATTACTACAAAAAGAAAGCTGAAAGCTGCCCTTCGTTTAAGAAAGGTGGTATGGCTGGTATGTCTATAAAAAGTGGGGACAAGCGCCCCACTAAATCTGGCGCTGGAATGACAAAGAAAGGCGTTGCGAAATATAGACGGCAGAACCCCGGAAGCAAGTTGCAAACGGCGGTTACTGAGAAAAGTCCTACGGGCAAACGAGCGGCACGCAGAAAATCTTTCTGTGCGCGTTCAGCGGGTCAAATGAAAAAATTCCCTAAAGCAGCAAAAGACCCTAACTCAAGGCTGCGACAGGCGCGAAGAAGATGGAGATGCTAAATTGGCATACTTACAAAGCAATATCCCACACTTTAAGTGTTGGGTGCGGCGGGAGTATACCCATAACCATGAGAAGTACCAAGGCGAGTTTATTCACGCTATGGCTATCGCGGTTACGACTATACCCTGTAGGTGTTTGAGTTTTCAGGTAATTTTTACTGGAGCAGAAACTTACGATGACGAGAACGAACCCAACGTACATGGCGGCGCTATGTGGGCACGTATGCCTATAACAGCGTTATGCGGTGACACTCCGTATGATGAGTGGCCGGTGCCTATGGACGTATGGGCAGCACAGCCTTGGGACTGTAGTTCTCGCACACACGCTGTTTATGTGCTTGATAGGGCAACACCATGCCCTTGGCTTGCAAAGATAGACGGCGAAATGTATCCAGCAAAGTACATGTTTACGGTGGATTACACAGATTCAGAAATAGGCGATGACCCTGCACAGCATAAGCAGAGTCACGTTATGGAACTTTTAGACGCTGGCGAGTGGACGGGCAACATCATAGCCCTACCTAATAATAGAGTACGTGTTACTCACCCAGCATGGTTTGAGACAGGCGAGGGGGCACCAGATTTTAGACCTTCTCAATATGTGCATTACAGCAAATCTGATTTGGATTACACGTTAGATACCAACCAGATATTTAACAACCTATACGCGGAGTAAGTTATGGCGATGAGTAAGAAACCCAAAGGCTACATGGCTGGCGGCAAGATGACATCTAAGATGAAAGCCAAGGGTATGAAAAAAGGCGGTAAGCGCGTTAGTGATGCTTTTGCTAAGGTAAAAGCTAAAATGCTGGCAGAAGGAGCGCCAATCGAAGAAAAGAAGAAAAAGAAAAAGGTAGTTGGTTCTCCTGCTAGCGGTGCAAGGCGTCGTCCCGCTATGATGGCTGGTGGCATGATGAAGTCCAAAATGTCTACTAAAGGTGGAATGCGGGGAGGTAAGAAGCCCCCCGGTATGAAAGCTGGCGGTAAGTTTCCAGATCTTACGGATGACGGTAAAGTAACTAAGAAAGATATACTGAAGGGCCGTGGCGTACCCGGATTTAAGGCTGGTGGAAAACCTAAGGGTTACGCCGCAGGTGGCATGAAGTCCAAGATGGCCACCAAGAAAAAAGCTACCAAGCAGAAGGTTCGCGGTGCCGGTATCGCTCGTAAGGGTGTACGTCCAGCGAAGATGCGCTAATGAGGCGTTATTACAAGTCAGGTGGGAAAATATGTCCGTCAGGGAAAGCGTGGGCTAAACGCACCTTTGACACATACCCGTCTGCTTACGCAAATATGGCTGCATCTAAGTATTGCAAAGACCCTAGCTACGCTAAAGGCAGCAAGAAAAAGAAGAAGTAATGGACGTGTATCGGGTGCAGACAGGTACTAAATACGGCACGTTGTTTGCGGACAATGATGCTGACCTTGCTAAACTCAAGACGTGGTTCATTGACAACATCAAACTTGATCTAGCGGAAGACAGTACGCTTACTGACAGTGTAATAAGTCAAACGATAGACAACTGGGAAGAGGATTTTGACTTGTTGGCTAAACCTGTTTCTTATGATGTTACCGAGCAAGGACTGCGTGAGGCGCTTGCTGGAGGCTATACGGCGGCTGGTGGCAATACAGTCATCAACAAAAGTATGGGCTTAGAGGCTTGGAGTTAGGGGTATGGGCGATCTTAAAAAATGGCGTGACCAAGATTGGGTTCGTATCGGCACCGATGGCAAGATCAAGGGGCCGTGCGGCACGTCTAAAGATAAAAAGAACCCAGATCGTTGTTTGCCAAGGTCTAAGGCGCAGTCATTGAGTCAGTCTGAACGTGCTACTACAGCACGTAAAAAGAAGCGTGCTGGCGCACAGGGGCAGCAAGTAGTGAGTAACACAAAAGCTGCTAAAGTCAGAACCGCAAAAGCGGGCGGTATGATCCGCGAAAATCATAAAGGTTGCGGGGCTGTAATGGGCAACCGTAGAAAGAAAACTTTGTACGTAAGAGGTACTAAGAATGGCTAAGTTAGAAGTTTTTCAGAACGGTAATTTTTCTGATGGTAGGCCCGTATTCCAAGTTGGTAGCAAGAACGAAGACGGCACTTACAACATCGTAAACGCTAGCTTGATGAGTGAAGAAGAAGCGAATGCGGTATTAGCCGAGCTACAGCCTGCGCCTAAGAAAGAAGCGGCACCTAAGAAAGCTCCAGCTAAAAAAGCAGCTAAGAAGAAGTAAATGACTACCTCTGGAACAACAGCATTTGATATGGACTTCACGGAGATCGCTGAAGAAGCGTGGGAACGTGCGGGTCGTGAGATGCGTTCTGGGTATGACTTACGCACTGCCAGACGCTCTATGAATTTGATGACTATTGAGTGGCAGAATCGTGGCATTAACTTGTGGACTATTGACGAAAAAACTATAAACCTCGTACAAGGTATTTCTGAATACACGTTACCTGCTGACACAATAGACCTTTTGGAACAGCAAATACGCACAGGCAGCGGTAATGTAGCTACACAGGCTGATCTAACTATAAACCGAATTAGTGTTAGTACATATGCTTCTATACCTAACAAACTAACTCAAGGTAGGCCGATTCAGGTTTATATAGAGCGTTTGCGGGATGCCCCTAAAATCAACGTGTGGCCTGTACCTGAGAACAACGACTACGTTTTCTACTACTGGCGTATGCGTCGTATAGAAGATGCGGGGAGCGGCATACAAACCGCTGATATGAACTTTAGGTTTTTCCCCTGCTTAGTTGCGGGGTTGGCGTACTACATATCTATGAAAGATCCAGACTTAGCGCCCCGCATACCTATGCTGAAAGACATGTATGAAGAGCAGTTTAGACTTGCCGCAGAAGAAGACAGGGTTAAAACACCGGCTCGCTTTGTGCCGAGAATAGGTTATGTCTAATCGTTTTGCTTCAGCACGGAAAGCCATTGCAGAATGCGACATCTGTGGGTTTCAGTACAAGTTACGTGAGTTAAAGAACTTAGTACGCAAAGGGCGCGACACTAACTTAAAAGCGTGCCCTGAGTGTTGGAGTCCTGACCACCCACAACTAAAATTGGGCGAGTTCCCTGTCAATGACCCACAAGCTATACGTGACCCAAGACCTGATAAAAGTCTTGGAGAAGCGGGAAGCACCAGCAGTAGGCAGATACAGTGGGGGTGGAACCCTGTAGGGGCGGGCAATGACCCATTTAATTTAACGCCTAATAACCTTGTTGCTACAGGGGAAGTAGGTACAGTAACGGTAACGACAACTTAGGTGATCTTATGAAAAATACGAGCACAGTAAAGCCGGTAAAAAATGCTCCTAAGACGGACATGAAGAACGTAAAAACCACAGGAATAAAAATCCGTGGTACGGGTGCAGCTACAAAAGGAACTATGGCTCGCGGGCCTATGGCGTAAATTATGAGTATGACCTACTCGCAGTTAACGGCAAATATACAAGACATTTGTGAAACTACATTCACGAGCGATGAGCTTGCTATGTTTGTGCAGCAGACAGAACAGTTTATATACAACACTGTTCAGCTTCCGTCGTTAAGAAAAAATGTGTCTGGCACGATAACATCGGGTAACAAATACCTAGCCGTGCCTTCTGATTATTTGTACACGTACAGCTTGGCGGTGGTTAACGCTGATGGGTCGTTTGATTTTCTGCTCAATAAGGACGTTAATTTCATTCGTGAGGCGTACCCTACGCCTACATCTACAGGTGTTCCTAAGCACTACGCAAACTTTAATGATGAGACGTTCATCCTTGGCCCTACGCCAAACGCTAGCCTTACCGTAGAGTTGCACTATGGGTATTACCCAGAGTCGATTGTTACTGCTAGTACGCTACCGTGGCTTGGAGAGAACTTTGACTCTGCGTTGTTGAACGGTTCCTTGGTTGAAGCGATACGGTTTATGAAAGGTGAGCCTGATTTAGTTGCTATATACGACAAGATGTTTGGTCAATCTCTAACGCTGTTGAAGTCTTTAGGTGATGGCAAGTTGCGTGGAGACACGTATAGAGAAGGTCAGTACAGTCAGGCAGTTACGTAGTATGTTTTTTGGTGAAGTAGGCGCAGTTTCCGTAGCCACTACCGACAATAAAGGTCACGATCCAGAATTTTGGGCGCAGTCTATTTCAGATAGAGTTGTGAGTGTTGGAGGGAATTGTCACCCAGCCATCGCAGAGCAAGCAGAGGCGTTCAAAGAGGCGGTCAGGGCAACAGCCCTGTACTATATTAAAGAGGCTATAAAGAGCGACAGAACGACGCTTATTGGCGAGTTAGAGAAACAAGGCCAGAGTGAAATGGCTAATATAATTAGGAGGCTATAATGGCTATTACGACAGCGATGTGTACCAGCTTCAAAAAGGAACTTATGGAAGCAGTCCATAACTTTAAGAACACAGGCGGTAGCACGTTTAATCTTGCGCTGTACACAAGTTCTGCGAGCTTAGGTGCTGGTACGACAGCGTACACAACTTCAAATGAAGTGTCGGGTACAAACTATACGGCGAAAGGCGCGTCCCTTACGCGAGTTGACCCCAGTACATCGGGCACCACAGCACTGACAGACTTTGCCGACCTGACATTCTCAAATGCAACAGTTACCGCAAGAGGCGCACTTATATTTAACGACAGTGCTTCTGGTGATCCGTCTGTCTGTGCTTTGGATTTCGGTGGGGATAAGACATCAACTGCTGGTGACTTCACCATTCAGTTCCCTGCTGCTGATGCCTCTAACGCGATCATTCGCATCGCATAGGACTTAACGTGTGGCGAATGTTACTGGCTGGGGTAGAGGCACTTGGGGTGAGGGCGCATGGGGCGAAGAAGTTCCAGTTCTCGTCACGGGTGTCGCAGGCACTTCGGCAGTTGGCACAGTCACAGTTGATGCAGAGGCTAACACCAGCGTCACAGGCGTTGCAGGCACGGGTGCGGTTGGCACGGTTACAGTCGTCGCAGAAGCCAATGTTTCAGTCACAGGTGTTGCAGGTACTTCAGCCGTTGGCGCTGTCACTACTACAGCGGATGCAAATACTAGCGTCACAGGTAATGCAGGCACAGGTGCTGTTGGTACGGTCACAACGTCCGCAGCGGCTAACACTTCAGTTACAGGAGTCTCTGGAACAGGCGCGGTCGGGTCTGTTACTACATCTGCGGCAGCTAATACAAGCGTTACGGGTGTCACAGGCACAGGCGGTGTTGGCTCTGTCACCGTTACAGCAGCGGCTAGCACGAGCGTCACAGGTAATGTTGGTACGTCCGCAGTTGGTACGGTCACGGTTGATGCGTCAGGAACAATCATTGTCACAGGCGTTTCTGGTACGGGATCGGCTGGCTCCGTTACCACTGATGCAGCGGCGATTGTTGCAGCTACTGGCGTTGCGGGAACGTCCGCACTTGGCACCATATCGGTATCTTGCGACAACAACATCAGTGTTACAGGCGTTGCGGCAACCGCTTCTGTCGGTACGGTATCGACTACAGCAGAGGCTAATGTCACACCTATCGGAGTCAGCGCCACTGGAGAAATAACCCCAGTAAATGTTTGGGGATTAATAGATGATGCACAAACACCAAACTGGAGTACCATAGACTCCGCGCAAACGCCCAGTTGGTCAGATGTATCGGCAAGTCAAACCCCTGATTGGGAAGAGGTAGCTTAAAATGGCAACTTATGTAAACGATTTACGGCTCAAAGAGATCGCCACTGGTGACGAATCTGGTACGTGGGGCACGAGTACAAATACTAACCT